CGTAAAAACTTCTCCCGGATAAATCCAATGTCCATTACTGGAACTGGACTTGCCGTGCGCCTTTGCCGTGGATTCGATCACGTCTGCATTTGCGTTGTAAATGGTCGTGTACTGTGTCCCGCTTCCGAGGTACTTCTTTGCAATCGCCCACAAGGTATCTCCGGAGACCACGGTATAGGTAGTTGCACTTGCGCTGCTTGCCGAGGTCTCGGTAACGGTTTCCTGAACTGTCCCGTCATATGTAATTGAAAGTCCGACTTGTCGTGGTAAAGCCATGTTACGACCTCCAATCCGGGAGGATGCTTGCTTCCTGCGGCTTATCCTCAATGGTCAGACCGATGCCTTCCGGAAACACAAAATAGGAAAGATATTTCTGATTATTTGCCATAAGGAAAGAGGTGTAGGATTCGCTCCCGTACACCTCTTTTGCAATACTGTCCCATACGTCGCCGGACTTAGTTTTATATACTGTCGCCATAAGCACACTCCCTATGCAAAAGACACACGCCCGTGCGTCTTTAAGTATTTTTCCATAAGGCTCTCGAACTCGTCCTGAGATATCTTAAGAGCCTCGGTCAGATCTTCTTTCGATGGAGCGTCTCCGTAAAACTGCAGCGTCGGCTTGTACTCAACCGAAGTAGAATTGCTGCCTCCGTCAAGTTCCAGAGAATCCAGTTTACTGTCCATACCAAGCAGCCGCCCGGTCTGCTCCCAGAGCGAGATTGCGTTACTGCTGCCATCAATCGGAATTGCCATCTCCGGACCGTTCTCTGCGAACCAGGTAAGCTCCGGGGAGGTTGCAAGCCCTCCGTCTGCTCTCTGGTTTGGAATAAGCAGACTGGATGAACCATACTGTGAAAAGCTGGATAAGCCATTTAGTGAAGGGTTCAGCGTAATATCGACATCCGCGCTCGTGGAAAATCCCTGCGAAAAGATTTCGTCAATGGTATCCTGCGTTGATGTATATGCTTCTTCGATCTCCGGTTTGACGGATTCTCCAATTGCATCATATATCGCCGTATAATCTTCGCCCATCCATTCAGTAAGCCAGTCAGTAAGGCTGCTTGGAGTATCCGAAGAACCGTAAACTTGACCTGCTACATCCGCCCAGAGACCATCCATATCTCCCTTTTGTCCAAAGATGCCGTTCTGATATACTGTCATTCCGCGCAGAGTGTTCAACTCTTCGTAAAGTGCAGAAACGGTCTCCTGATTCTCCGGAGAAAGGCTGTCCCAGTTCTCCGCAAGTTCTTCAATCTCATCAACATAGCCGTCCATGTTTTCCAGAAGTTCCGTGATAGCTTCTCTAGTTGTTTTGTCCGGTCCGTTCTTATAGATCTGCTGCATCATGCCTTCCCAAGTAGCACGCGGGTTATTCACCCAAGCGTCCGCGTATTCATCGGAAGTATACTCGGAAATAACAGAACTTACGGTGTCCTGATACTGGGCGATCTCGTCCGAATAATTTTCATTGATCGTATTGAGTAAATATTCAAGTGCACTCATATCGACATCTGCGATCCCGTTATAGCGTTCCGACTGTGCGGCTGCGATCATCTCCTCATATTCGGAATCGGTCAGATATGGATTCCCGTTCTCATCCACGCCTTCATGCGCCGCGTTAATGGAAGCATATTTTTTATTGTATTCGTCTTTGTACGCCTGTTCTAAAGATTCGACGGACTCCTTTAAACTCTCCTGCAGATTCAGGAAGGTATCGGAATCAAGATCAGCCCCTGAATAATCCAAACTCAGGGAGGAAAGCTCTGCTTCAAATTCTCCTACGGCAAGTTCTTTCTGAATTTCTGCCATCTGATTCTGCAGATTCGTGATCGTAGTAACTTCGTCAATGTCGAGGAATCCGTCGTTGAAAGCGTCCGTTACGGCGTTGTTTAATTCGGTTCCAAGGGCAGACAATTCATCGTATTTGTCCAAATAGAACTGATTTACCTTATCGACGAGGTTGCTATCCTCGAGGCTTCCATCTTCGAGCATGAGATTGAGGTCAATAGACACAGCGTACTGTGCCTGCAGAGCGTAGTCCTGCGCCGCAGATACATAGTTTTCTATATCCTCTTTGTAGGATTCCTGCTCATCCTCGTTAAGTTCCATACCGATAGAGACTTTCCAGTTCGCCTTATTCAGGGAATCGACTGCCTCCTGCATCGTATCGCTGATGGAATCCAACTCGCTAAACTGATCGAGCGCCTCCCTGACACCGTCTAAACTCTCGGAACTTACAATATAATCCGCTACCTCCGCAATCTCTTCCATTGTTAAAGAAAGGGTTCCAAAATGATCTGCGAGATTGTTATTGACCAGTTTCTGTTCATATTGTTCGTAAGCTGCAATTGCTGTCGTTAGCAATCCAATTGCCGCTACTACACCCATAATCACAAGCGTACTCGTACCCATATTTAGAAAGTCTGTAATCGCTTTTGTAATATGAACAATGCTGGATGCAATCTTGTATGTCGTAAGTGCGGTTCCGATACCGGCAATCGCGGAAATAATAACCTGCGGATGTTTAAGGAACCACTTTCCAACGGAAAGCAACCCATTGAAGAACGGGCTGACATCCTTCCATGCACTTTTTACTTTGCGCGACATGGTCGGAATTGCTGTACTAAGATTCTGGATCCACTTGCTCACGCCGTTGGAACTTCCGAGGTAATCATTTAGGTTTAGAACGCTTTCATTGATGTCGGAAACGGTATTAAGGAACGGCTCCCGGAGGTCATCGTAAGCGGTAATGCCGAGCTGTTCGATGTTGTTACGAAGGATCTCCAACTGACTTTCCGTCGTCTCGTATCGTTTTCCTGCTTCTATTGCAAGGGCGGTATTTTCTTCCCACGCCTCGCTCGCGACATTAAGCGCATCACTAAGAAGCGAGGAGGAGTAAACCGTATCCAGAGTGGTATCCTCAAACACATCTTCTGCAATGGCAGCGTCGATCTGCTCCTGCGTCAATTCTCCCTGCGCATTGGCAAGTCGCAGGATAACATCCGATAGCCGGACTTCACTAAGCCCCATATCGTTTAATACGGCGACGGCTGATTTCCCGTTACGCTCCGTATCGTTTAAGCCCTCGATAAAGGCTGCGGTCGCGCTCATGGCATCGTTCTGGAATAAATCGGAAAACTCGGTGATACTCATATCCGCCACACTTGCATAGTCGGAAAGGGAATCCGAGCCGGTCTCGACGGCAAGCTGTATCTTTTTTAAGAGCTTGCTCATTGCCGTGCCGCCTTTTTCCGCCTTGATGCCTACTGCACTCATCGCTGTGGACAAGCCCATGATCTGCGCCTGCGACAATCCGACCATGTCGCCGGTAGCCGCGAGGTTTGTTGCCATATTTACGATTTCTTCCTCGGTCGTTGCAAAATTATTACCAAGGTCAACGATGGTGGAGCCAAGTCTTTCATAATTGCTGATTCCATCTTCCCCGTAATTGGACATATTGGTTACATTTGCAAATCGCGCCAAGGAGGTAGCCGCATCCTCTGCAGCAAGGTTTGTAGACACACCCATGTTAATCATGGTCTCGGTAAAATCCGTTAAGCTGTCCGTTGCGATACCGAGCTGTCCGGCGATCTCCATTACGCCCGCAATCTCGGTTGCGCTGGACGGGATCACTTCCGACATGTCCAGAATGTCCTGCCGAAGCTTTGCGTACTCCTCGTCGGTGGCATCTACCGTTTTCTTTACGCCTGCAAAGGCGGATTCAAAATCCGACCCGACCGCTATGGATGCCGCAGTAGCTGCGCCGATTGCAACGGTAGCAACACCGGCTGCGGTAGCAAGCGCGGAAAAACACTTTTGCCCTGTTTTTGAAATAGAATCGAAACCTTTATCAAGTTTTGTGAAATCCTTATCCATTGCGGTTATCGTGGTTTTGAAGCTCTTTAATTCGGCGTTCGCGCCGACAAGTGCTGTATTAAAGCTTTTATCCACGATACCGCTGATCCTGATGGCGAGTTCGTATTCTTTTCCTGTCGCTGACAACTTCTGCCACCTCCTCCATGGTTTCTAATAAATCTAAAACAGACAGGGACGATAGATAATCAATCCCTGTCTGTAATGTCATTGATAACTGAATGATACATTTCCGAAGTTTCGGAATATCGGACGGTTTTAATCCGATCCGAATAAAAAACCCATGACGCGATTCTTTACTTTCATAGCCTCTTTCGGAGGTAAAGAACTCAACCGGTAACTGTGTCGCCTTGCTTGCAAATACACAAGCGTACTCAATGGATACCTCCGGCATAACATTAACGGCGGTAGCAGCAGTTCGCTTCATGTAGTTATCTACGGCGATCATGTCGGATGCGCTCAGATTATCAAGCCCGGATAAGTCAAGCTCCGTGTATTCCTTTCCCTCGAATTTATACGGTTTCTTAAACTTGATGAGAAGGCTGTTGTCCTCATCCTCGGAAGCGTCAACGGCTGCGCCTTCGCCAGCCGTATTCTCTTCCTGAATCATTGTTTTCTCGGTCTCTTTTGCCATTAGCTATATGCCCTCACTTTCTCTAAAAGATCTTTTCCGTTCACTACGAAAACGGAATTAAGCTTGTCGTACTCCAGCATCGTCTCTCCGTCGATCTCGATCAGAATATACAGAAGCTCCAGCGTGACGCTTGCATCCATCTTCTTTCCAAGTTCGTACTTGCCCGGAGTAAAACTCTTGAGACGTCCCCTTTCCACGACGCGCATACCGTTATAGGTCAGCGCACCGGTCGCCTTTACGGTAGACTGTTCGGATGCCCGGAAGGTCAGATCGACCAGTTCGGACGGGTTCATGATCGAGAAGATATCCTTGTCCAGAATGCGGAACGGAACCTCCTGCGCCATACTGCCATACATTCCGGGAATACTGGTGTCGTAGGTTCCAAGGATTCCCGCACCGCTTACCTCTTCGGTAATCGCGTCGAAGTTGGGAAGGGTAACGGAACCGGACACACCTACCAGAACATTTCCATTGTTATACACATTAAAGTTGTTGATAACCTCGGGTACATTTGTCATTCCCATCTTTATTCACCTCCTAATGCCGTTTCAATCATGGACGGGTCAAATTCCAGAACATTCAGGATGTCCTCTGCCGGTGTGTACGGTGCGAGGTACTGCCGGAAAACAATCTTGCCGTCCAGAACATTTTCAACCGGGTTGTCATCCTTACTGTAAACCATCTTGATTCCGGCACACTTGCCCTGCGAAACAAGGCTGTTGCCCCTTACGTTCTCTGAATCGACGATAGATTCAATCAGACGGTAATTTGCCGGGTTGTCTACCTTTTCAAGATAGGTAGTAATGAAGCTGTTCCCCCACCACGAGAAGAACCGGCGGCAATTGATCCAGCGGTCCTTCGGATCCGTAGTACCCGGATAAGCAGCCGTGTTATTGCCCCACGACTTAAATCCGTTCATGTTGACCGCGGTTACGATACCGGCTCCGTTCAGTTCGTTCGCCTGCGTGATGTCAAGGTTGACTTCCTCTCCGTCCTTAAGAACGGTTGCGCTGATTCCGAGCGAAGTGTTGGACGGGGAAAGATTCGGAACGCTGTCATTGTTGTAATCCTTGTAGCAAGCCATAGCTGCGTACAGAGCGGAATAATACATGATCTTTCCGGCGTACTTAACCATTGGCCAGAGGACAACCATGTGGCTGCTGGTGTAGCCGTTCTCTTCTTTCTTCGCCGCCACATCGGTGTATTTCTTTGCGCCGGTATCGCTGCAGTCGATGTCAACCGCACATTCGCATTTGAACATGCCGTTCACGTCGTCACATTTTCCATCAATCGCTAACCCGACCGCCGGATCCTGCGACCAGCCCGGTGCAATGATGAATCCCGGTGTAAGTCCGAAGGTCGGATATACCTTGCGAACCAACTCCGTACCGGTTTCTTTTCCAGTTTCCGCATCATAGGATCCGATAATGTCCGCTGTGGTAACTTTGGACGGATCAATCTGATTTCCGGTTAAAGTCAGGGTAGAAACTCCGGATTTAATAACCGTGATGGACAAGTATCCGTCATCGTCAAACTCTGCGGTATAATCCTGACCCTCAACAAGATCGGTGTTATCGTTCTTAACGGTCAATCCCTTTAAAAGGATTCCTTTCTCTGTGGATACTGCCTGCCCGTCTACAACGGAAATTGTTTCCGTGTACTCTTTCTTGTGCTTCTCCGGGTCGAGAACATTGCAGATCACGATGGGACCTACTCCGAACGCCACGAAGAAAGCATCCATCGCCATACAAAGCGTATAGTTCTCGTAATCGTCGGAATATCCGACTGCTGCCTGTGCCTCATCAAAAGTTTTGCAAAGGAATAATTTGTTGGTTGCGTTCTCCGGATCCGCTGCCAGGTTGATCGGAGCCGTGCCGAAAATAACGGTCACGCCGCTCTCATTGGAAACGGGGGTAGGAACGCTGGTCGGAT